ATCTGAAACCGACTTTCTTCTCGATAACTGCTTCGACTGGCTCATGTATCGTGCAATATGGGAACTGAACTTCTTCTTGAAAGAGGATGAGCGAGTGAGTCTTGACCGCGACTTGATTAACGAATCATGGGAGGCTGTCAAGTCTTGGAATGAGAACCTTATTAACCTCGCAACCGACAACAGTGATTTAGCGTAACGTTATGGCTTCTTATCCAAGAGTCACTCCAGCAACACTCACGAACTTCTTGCCAGTTATCGACGACCCGCAGAATAGTGAGGACGCGAATAAAGTCGGTGAGGTAGATTTACAAACAAGGCGGTTTGTTTCGGACTTTCTGGAATCGAAGTTCGACTCTACTGCGGGTGATGTGTTGAAGCCTGCGGTATTGGTAGATGCTTCGGTTACTGGGAAGATCAAAGGTTCGACAAGTAACAGCGGTACGCAACAGGGTATCGTCCAAGGCACGGTTTCGACTCCTGACTTTCGGGACGATGCTGTTAGCGCGAACAAGATTCTTGCGGCGGCGGTTACGACGGTCAAAATAGCTGATGGCAATGTCACAAATGCAAAGATCAATGATGGCGCGATTACAACGGCGAAGATTACGGATGCCCAGGTTACGACCGCTAAAATGGCGGCGGACTCAGTGGACGCGACAGTTTTGAAGGATGATGCGACAGGAGTGGTAGGAGCGGTTACGACAGATCACATTCGCTCGTTAGCCGTGACGCAGGCTAAGATTGCTAACGCCGCGATTGGCCCTAATCAGCTTTTCCTTGGTGGCGCGGCAGGACATATCCTTGTTGCGGACGGGTCATTGAAGTTTCAATCAGTGGCGATGTCTGGCGAGGCTACTATAAATTCAACAGGAGTTGTGACGCTAGGACAGAGTGGAGTTTCGGTTGTGGAGGAAAAAGCGGCGAATGGGGTTAGTGGAGGGGGTTCGACCGCTACAACTTGGGTAACACGTGGTGTTACGGTTCCGTGGGTTGTCAAGTTTCAAACCGTCGCGAGCATGGTTAATGTTGCGCTTGGCAGCGGTAAGATTAGCTTTGCGGCAGCAGGGGTGTATATTGTAAAGGCACAAGCGAACGGGTATAAGGCTGGAAAGAACGTCATCCGGATTAACCGTTTCAACTCGGGCAATATCTCACAGGAAACCTTTAATGGCACCGCTCAACAATGCCCTGCTGCGGCAGCGATCACAACGCAATCGTTTGTCGAAGCGCGTTTGGTGATAGCCTCTGGTGACTATATCACAATCGAGCATTGGGCAGAGTTGACGGAAGCGGTTGATGGATTCGGGCTTGCGGTGTCGAGTGGAAGTGGTGATGAAATCCACGCAACTGTGGAGATTAGGAAAGCGATCTAGTGGCAACGACACGACAACCTGTCCTTTCCGATAACCTCCTTGGGGGTCTCGAAACATCATTGCCTGCTCACCTCCTTCGTCCTGATCAGTGGCGCACGCTACACAACATGCGCCATGATCCTGGATTGGTGCAGGTTGAGAAAAAGGTTGTTTATGCGGCGTTCGACACAACAACCGTGTTATGGATTGGAAGCATCCCGAATCCTATCGCGCAAGGATATGGCAAGGTTTTGTTCTTAACGACTAATGGCCTTTACACTATCATTGGCACACCGCTAAAAGAGAACCTTGTCATTGATTCTAACTATCGTCGTTGGTCTACCTTCTTATACAACGGTTCACTCTACTACATCAATGAACTCAACCCTCTTCGTCGTAACGATGGATCAAGCGATGTCGTCCTCGCCAACGCTCCTAGTGGAAGGTACGCCGTGCTCTGGTACGATCACGTTGTGGTTGGATTTCCCACTTACAAAAATAGCATTTACCCAAACAGGGTTATGTGGTCTGACCTCTACAACTTTGGGTTGTGGGAGCCGGATGCCGCGAATGAGGCAGACCACTATGATTTCGTAGAATGGCAGAACACGGATTTTCCGTTCTGTGGCGTGACGGGGTTAGGGAAGCTTGGGAGCACGTTGTGGGTTTATACACCGACAGCGTTGATTCCGATAGTGTATGTTGGAAAACCGAAGGTGACGCAGGTAGTGGAGAGTAACATCATTGCGGGGATAGGGAATACGTTTCCGTGGTCCCTTGCAGTGATGAACAATGTGCATTTCTTCTTTGATGGGATTAGGAAGACGTTTTTCGCCTTTGATGGTGGCGCACCGGAGCCAATAGGAGAACCTGTGCGGCAGTACATGGTTGATAACCTTAGCACAAATCCTTCTCTCGCGAGTCGCATGTGGGCATCGGTGGACTTTCAACGCGGGGAGGTAATATGGCGCTTTGTATCGCGCGATAGTAGTGGACCGTTTGATAAGCTCGTGCGGTTTTCTTTCTGGTACAAGCGATGGTCAACAGGATCGGATGAAAACGTTCATGCTTTTTGTGGACCCACGTTTCGAGTCAAAACGATGGCCGAGCTTGAAGGTAGGATGGATGCTTTAACAGGAACAATGTCAATGCTTGGCACTGATGGTACGGAGATACCGCGATTGTATGGCACAATCGGTGGTGATGGAACACCGATCGGTGTTGTGCCCGTTCTTGGCGAAGGCGGTGATGCGGTTGGTGAAGGCGGGTCAGGATTTGGTGAACTTCCATGAAAAGAATAATTGCGATAACGGTTTTTGTTTTCTTTGCCTTGTTCGCGAACGCTGCGATAATAACGAATGTGCAGAGGCTTTCGTTGTTTGGCATAACGAACTACCTGAGTCCAACGGGGCTTGTTGCAGTAGCGCCGTTCTTCAATGGCGCGGATCATTTGAAAGGGATGCCAGCGGATTCGTTCTTGCGTACTGCGGGGTCGAATGTTCTGCTTGAGATAACGAATTTTGTCAAGTCGCAGGATACGATTGTGTCGAATGGTGTTGTGACACTGATAATCAACACAAGCAATTCGCTTTTTAATGTTAGTGTGCTTGTGTCGAACGGGGTAATAAACCAGCTTATTGTGTTGAGCAATAATCTATCGTCAGCAGGGTTTGCGCGGCTTGAGGTTCAAACTAATTCCGTGCGCCTCGGCCTAATTACGAACCTAAACTGGACCTACGGCATAACAGGATCGGTTTCCAGCGCGACGGCGATTCTTGGGGTGGATGATAGCGTTGCGAATATTGTTGTGTCCAACGGTCTTGTGACGTTTACACTAAACACTAGTAATTCGATCTTTAACCTTTCTCAATCTGCTGGAAGCAACCTTGTCGTAGTTCTTTCAGGCACGAATACGCTGGTCACTATGACTTCCACGAACGGGACCAATTTTTACACTGTAAATTCAACGGCTAGCGGAGGGGCATTGAGTGGGAGCACTAATTTTATGAACCTATCGGTTCAGGCTGCCAAGCTGCCGTTAACCAATTATCCTACGATTGACGCAGGGTGGCAGGATTGGGAACTTCTCTACTACAGAACGAACGATGCCGGAGCCAATATAGCACTGGATTCATCGTGGCAGGTTGTCATTCCACCGGACTATGCTACGAACAGCCTCCGCATTCGACTTCTGAGTTCTATCACGGCGACAAATGGTCCGAATTCCAGCAACACGATATTTAGAACCTACATTTCTAGATTCAGACCATCAGCAAGTCAAGACTTGCACACCAACAGTTTTATAGGACCAATCAGTGGGACTAACACATGGGCTGCGGTATTCGATGGCACGAACAAGGTGCAATCTATCGTTATTTCATGGGGCACCAATTCGTTGCTTATGCCCGGAGACTTGGCACTTCTTAAAGTTGAACGTGATGGTGTGAATGATACGTACGTCGGAGCAACCGCCCTAGTTGGCCTTCAAGTAGAGTACACACGATGAAACTGTTGCTATCACTCTTTCTGGTTCCTTCGCTTTGCCAATGTGCTGTTCTTCACCGTTCTGCTGCGATGGACTTCCAGACTCCACTAAGTGCTAACATAGCAGGGGCGTTGCTATCTTTCACAAACAAACTCAGCCTTTCGGTATGGGTGATTTTCACTACTCAAGACATTGGCGGAGCACCACAGATGATTTTCTCCAAAGGGAGACAAGACTTCGGCGGTCAGAACCAATTCGAGTTTTATACAACCGGCACGGATAAATTGATCTTCACGTACGCGAATCCTGACGCCACATTCATACAATGGACGAGCACTGCGGCTCATATTTCAAGCAACTCTCCAATGCACCTTGCCGTGACGTTTAATTATGGCAACGGTGGCTCTATGGCAATATACAAGAATGGCCAATCCGTCGCAGGAAGTTGGACGGCTGGCAGTGGAAACCAAGCCGGACTCACCAACATTATTGGGTTTCATATTGGAGCAAGCACAACTTCAGGAAGGTTTCTAAACGCGAGCACTTGCGAGGCGGCGATATGGAATAGTGTTCTGACTCCAATCCAAGTCAAAATACTTTCCGGTTCTCGCGTCAAAGGAATCCCAAAGCAGATCGACCCGGAACATCTAAGAAGCTACTGGCCGTCTGACGATTTGAGAGCTAATGGTCCGCTCGGAACTGGATTTTCTAGAAACAGAGAATTCGGTTTCACATACGCCTTTCCTCAGCCAAGATTTAATATGACGGATGAGGGCGGCATTTTCATTGGTGAGAAAATCGTAAGTTACCAACCAAACGAATGAACGAACTCCAATATCTGCAATGGCTGACAGTACGGGCAGTGGCCTTTCTGGTGGGCTACACTGGAATCTGTATCTTAGAATGATTATGTTCGTCATCGACGCCGAAAGCGAAGGGACGAATACTTGGGCGACGTATAACTACTACCGTCCTGCAAAATGAAAGAACGATTCTTTGTTTTAGCAATGTT